GAAATGATTGGGGGTTAGTCCGGCTTACGATTATGCCGGGTGTGTGTTGATGCTTTTGCTATCAGACCTTTCGGGCGTAGCCCACACCGATTACGCACATATAAACATCTTTTTTATGCAATGTCAAATATATTAGACATTTAGTTTATTTATTTCTGGTTTTGTCTACTAATAGTTTACAAAATGCACCCGGCCGATTTCAAAAATTTTATACTAAAAAATTTTTTTGGGCTAGGTACTTAAGCGAGGTACCGGGGGGTGTTCCTATATAAAGTCTGTCTAGTCTGGCTAGAATTTCAAAAAATTGATGTGGTAGTGTGCAGAATAGTAGACCTAGACCGCGTATGGAACCAATCCTACAAAATGGGGGTGTGCCCCCCTCGAAAATCACGCCGACAAAAAGACACCTTGTCTAATTGTCTTTAATAAATTCTAACAATTTGTGACAAAGCCTAGCTAAATTCGTATAATGGGAACCGTCGAGAGGGCAAAGCACTGCGACGCAGTACCCGCCTTGATAGCAGTACATTATTAAAAAGGAAATAGTATGGAAACAGTAATCAAAAACATTTTAGCTATCATCACTGCTCAGGATGCCCTAGCGGTAGCCGAGCAACGCGCCGTTGATATGGTGTCAACAAGTAAGACTAAGCTTGTTGATTTAGTAATAGCAACAGTTGGCAACAAGCCAACATATGAGCAACAACAAGAGTTTCGCGGTCAATTCATTGAAGCATTGATTAGTAAGGGCTTAACCGAAACGGCATCAAGCCAACGCTATACCCGATTGATGTACGCGGTCAAGGCTGATGAGCGTTATGAAGCACCAAAGGCAACAGGCAAAGATGCTGAAGCCAAGCGCCAATCAAGAGGTGAATTTGCAAATGTTAGTGATGCTGATTTGGAAACGCAAATTGCTGATGCGTTGGCTAGCAAAGATTATTCAGCGGTTGCTAAAATCGGCGCCGAGCAAAAGAAACGCGAAAAGATGCTAGAGCGTGCTGATGCGCAAAAAGATAAGGTCTACCTTAAAGACCTAAGCAAAAAAGTATCCGAGCTTGATATGGATACTGCCCGCCTTGTTGCTTGGGTACTTGTTGAAAAGAACTTACAACAAGTTAAAGCGTTGATTAAATCAACAGTTAAATAATAACTTAGCAATACTAAGCCCCGCGAAAGCGGGGCTTTTTTTATGCCCGCGATAAGCGGGCTTGAAACCAGTGACTTCATTCAGGCTCAAGCACAGGGTCGATGCGCGTTGGTTTCGGCACAACATAACTTCTCAAGACAAAAAGACATTGTGTCTAAATGTCCGAGTGAAACCAGTGACAAGAGGAAGCGTTAAGCACAGGGTCGATGGCTAATCTAAAAACTCATCGGCTGTGCCTACTACTTCGTTTGCGAATTCGGTTTCGCGTGGGTTGATTATCTTAGCTTGCACCCATGACGTGATAATCTGTTTGGATAACTTACCCATCAATATACCGTTATCGTTTGCGTATTGCTTAAGTTCTTTATAGATAGCTTTGTCAATCCGAAAACGCAAAGGTGTTGTGTCGATGCGTGGTTGTACTTTGTTTATTTCTTTTGGTGATAACATATTTTCTCCTTAATCTGTTCACACTATTGTGAACATGACTTCACTATACCTTAATTTTAGTGTTCACACAAGCGTGAACGTTCACATCGTTCTTGTAATGTTCTTTGTATTGTACTTTTGAAAAGCCTTGGGGCACGGGCTTTGTACATATTGTACGTATTGTACCCCGTTTTTTTAGGATTTCGGCAAAACGAGAGAGAAACCCTACTTTTTTCGTAAAACAGAAAATTTTTTGGCAACGTAGCCTTTTGGGCAAGGTCTTGCGTACAAAGGTACAAAGCCCGTCATTACTGAATTCTTAAAGGTACAATATAAGGTACAATCAAGTACAAATAGGTACAAATACTTTTAGATAGAATTTAATAGGTGAAAAACTTGACAAAAGTATCTAACTGTGTTAGACTGTATTTAATCGTGAGAGCAACGCAATACACAGCCCTTGCGATACCGACAAAAAGACATCGTGTCTAAATGTCGAACATATCATTAACGCATTAACAACTTAAGAGGAAACGTATTATGTCAGTACAACGCACAGCAAATTCAGATGCAAGGTCACTCGTGCAAAACCGAATTGACTTCAACGGCAACAACACCTATGCACGAACACACGAAGCCAACAAAGACAGACCGACAGACTTATATATAGTGTACAGCTACGGCTCACACTTCCCACTATTCATTGCCGAAACTTTCGAGGGCATAACAAAGTGGTATGAGAACGCAGACCGCTACTCACAAACAACAAGCAAGCACCGCAGTCAACTGCATCCGCATTATGAAACAACCAAGCTATTAACTAAAGACATGATGCGCATGACCGCATACGGCATAGCAGGCGTAGTAGCTAAGGGAGATGAATAATGGTTAGGTTTATGTGTATATCCTGCGGTAGCAGGATTGAGAAGCGTCGTTACGACTTAGGCTACCGCGTATGCCTCATGTGCGGTGAAGAACAGGCTAGGCAGGATAGATTATCATGGTGTGTCGCGCCACTACACAAGAGTAACTATATGTTAGTAACAAACCGAGATGATTTAGCAGGTTTAAACAACAAGGGGGGAATAGTCAAATGAGTGAAGCAAAGTGTAAGTGTGGTAATGTAATCCATAAGCATAACGCTAACCGAGGTATGACTTTGTGCATGAAGTGTATAAACAAAAAGCGAAATCCGAGGTGTAGTCCATTGATGAAATCAATTCTTGGTGGTATCGGCTTAGGCTGTGCCGTGTATGTAGTAGTGTTATTTTGGATGTATATTTGGGAGAACATATCATGAAAAACAAATATGAAGTATCAGCATGGGCGATTGTAGAAGCACATAACGAGGGTGAAGCACGGGATACACTTGACAATATCTTAGAGCAAAACCTACGCACGCATGACGGCTTTTTAGGATACGGAGTATCTGCCGTGTGCCCATTCTATGATGAAGATGAAGCACCATTTTGTGAGGAGTGCGAGGAATGATAGACAGATTTTTCGTAGCGTGTTGTATCTTTAGCTTTATATGTGGGATGTTTTTAACTGTGCTTATTGAGCAGAACCGAGAGCACGGATGTACTATCACAGTCGAACGGGGCAATCAGGCTCATGTATATATTGGGAGAGCAGAATGAATAAATGGAACGGACACGAATACAACAAGCGTGACTTTCACTACGCACGAACAAGTCAAGAGGCGTTTGGCAGACGGCTATCAAAGGATGACTTTGCCGAAACTAACGCGAAGTGGGACATAGTAGTGGGCGTGGTGTCTTTAATCATAGCAGTTTGTGTTATCTTGTTGGAATGGAGAATGGGATGACTACTAAAGACGAAGCATTAAAGATGGCGATTGAAGCATTGGATGAATATCCAGTAAGCACAGGAAAATTAAGAATTGCCCTTGAAGCCTGCAAAGAAGCATTAGAGGTCGCAGACCGACCTGAACAACCAGCGCAAGAATATGTAATTCTTGATGGAATAAAATATAAAAAACCTTACACCCATCCTGCACCACAACCAGCGCAAGAACCTGTGGCTTGGATTGTAAAAGAGCATTTAAATAACCCCATAAGTGCAGTAGTCAGAACCAAGCGACCTGCTAATGAATGTATTACCCCTTTATATTTGCATCAAGATGGAAACTATATTGATGATGAAAAGATACTGGATATAGCAGCAGACCACGATTGTTGGCAAGGAAGTGACACTATTGAATTTGTGAGGGATATATTAAAACACACCCACCCTCATCAATGGCAAGGATTAACGGATGATGAAATAGAGAAAGTGTTTGAAAGTATTGAAACTTCAACAACGCATAGAAAAATATATCATGCTATTGAAGCCAAGCTAAAGGAAAAGAATAATGCAATTAACTAAACGGCTGAACGGCAAGGACTACATGGTAGTCGCATGGACTGAGCACGAGGTAATGCTCAAACAACTAAACCCACCACACGAAGTGATTAGTCAGTCACGCAAGAAAGTGTACGGGTTCAAAAAGAAAGGCGGTAAGTATGACTAATGTAGATTGGTTCTTTGCTTTATGGGCAGGAATATCCACAGGCTTGGTATGGTCAGGTCTAAAGATATTAAGAGGTGCTAAAGATATGCTTCATGATGTAGCAGATGGGCATATCGTAGTCTACCGCGACGACAACAACAAGTTAGCATGGAGAAAATCAAATGGGGTATCGAAGTGATGTAGCTTATGTGATTAAGTTTAAAGATAAGAAAACCATTAACGAGTTTATCGCACTTGTCATGGTCAAGGGTGGGTATGTAGTCAAAGCCCTCAAGGAGTGCAGTATTGAAAAGGAAGAAGATGCCACTTACACAGTCAACTTCTATGCCAATAGTACTAAATGGTATGACGACTTCCCCGATGTGCAAGGTCACGCAGAACTAATGCGGTTTGCAGTCGAGAGATTTCCCGAAGATGCAGGCTACAAGGTAATTCGTATTGGTGAAGATGCTGATGATGTACAGGAAGATGAAGAAGGTGAGAGTGACTATATACCTTACTTTGACTTCTATGTGAAGCGGGATATAGTCGTGCCGTTTGATTATGACTACGAACCGATAGGCGATACACTTACCCTAATAACTTGACAAGAGTAGTAGAATGTAGTATAATGTGTCTTATAGTAGTAAAGCGTAGTAAGTAGTAAATCAACTCGGACAAAAAGACATCCTGTCTAAATGTCCATAACACAAAGGAAACAACATGAACGCTGTATCAACACCGAGCATTGCCTCGTCAGCTATGCTAGTAGAACTTAACATCTCATTGTGGACAGGTCGCAAGTTTGACAAAGATGTATCACAAGAGATTGACGCACAGAAACACACAACCACCCGTGCAGGGAATTACCACAAGAAGTTATTTGCAGACGAGCCTAAGTTTGAGGCAATTCAAAAGTTTGCAGGCAACTCACGCACATACCATTACTACAACACAATGCCGTGGTCAGATAGCGGATTACGATTACTTACAACCCCGATGTTCTTTGACTACAACAAGCGCATGACTGAAGCCGAAGCCGAATTCAACCGCCTAGTAGCAGAGTTTGTCGAGGACTATGACAACATGATAGCCCGTGCACACAGTAAACTGGGAACGCTGTTCAATCCTGAGGATTATCCCGACTTAAATGAAGTCGTGGCTAAGTACCGCTTCAAACTTAAGTACACACCTGTACCTGAGGTAGGCGACTTCCGTGTTGATGTTGGTCAAGAAGCCCTTCAACAACTTAACACAAGCTATGCCGAATACTACGACGAGCAGATTAAATCAGCTTATCAAGATGTATGGCAGAGAACATATGATGCACTCAAGAATATGTCAGACAAACTAGCAGGTGATAACAAACAGATATTCCGTGACACTCTTGTGACCAATGTCACTGGCATCATTGACCTTCTCGACAAATTTAACATCACAGGTGACGAAAAAATGCGTAAAGCTAAAGACCAAATCAGTAACATTTTAATGGGAGTAACCGCAGACGGATTACGCGTAGACGCGTACTTGCGTCACGATACCAAGCGTCGTGTCGACGAGATGATGAAAGAGTTTGCTTGGTAACATAAATGTACCGAAGTTTAAAAACATATCACTTGATATAACACACCTTAACAACTTAAAGGAAACAACATGAAACAATCAGCAGAAAGTTTATTCGCGCAATCAATCGACGAGTGCGTAGACAGTATTATGGCGACAGGCAGTAAGCTAACCACGCTAGTACAAGGTCACATGGGTACGGGTAAGTCATCTATCCTTAAGATACTTGCACAGAAGCTACCAACCCACATCCCGTGCTATTTCGATTGTACGACTAAAGACTTGGGTGACTTGATGTTGCCTAAGATTGACGGGTCAGCAGACGAGGCTTATGTTCGGTTCGTACCGAATGAGGAGATGGGTATGCACCACGACAAGCCTATCATCTTAATGATTGACGAGTTTGGTAAAGCTAACCCATCCGTTAAGAACGGCATGATGCGTATTATGTTAGAGAGAACGATGGGGAACAAGCGTCTACATCCCGATAGCATAGTGTTCGCAACTACGAACTTAGGTACAGAAGGCGTGGGCGATTTGCTCATGCCCCATCACCGCAATCGTATCACAACCATCCGTATGAAGAAACCAACAAGTACCGAATGGATTGAGAACTTTGCATTTAACGCAGGTATTCACCCATCCTTAATCATGTGGGTTAAAGAGAACGGCGAACAGTTATTCCAATCGTTCGAGGAAGTCGACAAGCCTGACGACGAAGTAGGTGGCAATCCTTATATCTACCATCCACAAGCACAACGCCCTGCGTTCGTGACACCGCGTAGTCTTGAACTAGCAAGCCATTGGTTATGGGCTAAAGATGTTATCAGTCACAATGCCTTGAAGTCTAACCTGATTGGTACGATTGGTGCGCGTGGTGGTGCAGACTTGGATGCGTATATTGCATTGGTCGACCAACTACCTAAGCAAGCCGAGATTAAGACAGACCCTGAGAACGCTAAAGTACCTGAGAGTGCGTCAGGTATTGTGATGACTGTGTATCGTGCCCTTGCCACAATGGATAAGGAGTTTATCGACCCGTGGATGACTTACCTCAACCGCTTAGATAAAGAAGCACAAGCACTATTCGCAATGCAAGTACGCAATCCTAAGTATCAGAAGCAATCAATGGTGATGAGCAACAAGCTATTCACCAAGTGGTGTATTGATAACAACTTCATGTTTAGTGCTGATAAAAAATAAGGAGTGAGTGATGTTAAACATCAACAAACAACTCACGGCAGAGCAACGGCTATATAAAGCCTCGACAGATATTATTGGGCGAGATGAGTTTGTAGCTTTGTCGGGTGTACTGATGATTGGCAGTAAGCAGATTGACGATAAGTTTCCAACTGCGTGTACCAACGGGCGAGATGAATGGTATGGCAGAGCCTTTGTCGACGACTTGTCCGATGCCGAATTTAGATTTGTAATGCTACATGAGTGCTACCACAAAATGTATCGACACTTATCTACATGGCAACATCTTAAGAACAAGAACGCTATGCGAGCCAACATGGCGTGTGATTATGTCATCAACCTCAAACTTACTGAAACCGAAGCATACAAGCGCGAGTGGATTAAGATGCCTGAGGGTGGGTTACTTGATACTAAGTATGCCAACATGAACGCAGAACAAGTGTTTAACAAGTTAGCAGATGAGCAACAACAAGACCCACAAAGCGGTAAAGGTAAAGGTGGTGGGTTCGACGAGCACGATTGGGATGGGGCGCAAGCACTATCAGCCGAGGAAGCCGAGGAGTTAGCTAAAGAGATTGATGAAGCCGTGCGTCAAGGTGCAATCATGGCAGGCAAGATGGGCACGGGTGGACTGCGTGACTTGAAGGACTTGCTAGAGCCTAAGAAAGATTGGAAAGAACTGTTAAGGGATTTTGTTAGCACTACTTGTAGTGGGAAAGATTATTCGACTTGGAATAGACCGAATAGACGATATATCGGTCTTGATATGCTCATGCCTAGCAGTATCAGCGAGAGTATGGGTGAGATTGTTGTAGCTATCGACACCTCAGGTTCTATCGGTGGTGAGGAACTACGCGCTTTCCTATCAGAAGTTAAGGGTATCTGTGACAATGTTAAGCCAAGCAAGGTCAGGGTTCTGTATTGGGATACCGAAGTATGTGGTCATGAAGTATATGAGCAAGCAGAACTTGACAACCTACCTAAGTCCACTAAGCCGAAAGGTGGTGGGGGTACGATGGTCGAGTGTGTGCCACAGTATATGGCTGAACATGGCATCAAGCCTGAGTGTGCTGTTATCTTAACAGATGGTTACTTAGGTGGGTCATGGGGTACATGGAGTGTACCTGTGGTGTGGTGTATTCAGGGCAACAAGAGCACAACGGCAGGTGTCGGTGTGACAGTACATATTGATTAAGGAGAATAACATGAGTTACTCATGGGGAAACAATTACAGTAAAGAGTGGCAGGTAGGTAGATATGAAAGGTATAAAGAGGACAGGTTTAACCGAGAATTCTACCACTATGGCATGAGTACCTTTGCCGAAGTCGAGCAAGCGTACAACAGTATCAAACCTATTCGTGGTGCACGAGCAAATCAAGACTTGCGCCCACTCAATAAGCGTAGTCGTGCATGGGAACGCGTCGTTAAGTTTGATGACAACACTTATGGTTTATATGATGGGTTCGGTGTGAGTAAGGACTTTGGTGAGGATAACTTTAAATCATCCGTGCCTATCCTATGGGAACGCAAGGCGGATGGTGAGTATGTAACTATTCAGAACCACTGGAACAATGGTATCTCTGTATCACGCTATAACTTCTTGGCTATGTATCTACCCAAAGGAGTTACCTTCTGGTGGGCTTCAGGTAAGCACTCTGTAACTGTGGGTGGTCAAGACTATGCGCTACCGAAATCACGGGTCAAGCTAGACTATGCCAATAATACTTTTAAGTGGGAGAGGCAGAACACTATCGTGCTCAAGCGCGAGGGAACTGGCTTCATTCGTGTCAACGACTTGTTGCCCGTGGCGACCAAACGCAAAACTGAGGAAGCAAAACAATTTGATAAACCAATCAAAGACTTTATGCAATGGATGGAGTTTATCCTGCCTGTGCTTGGGGATACGCTGACATGGCAGAACATTGATGAGTACGCTAAGAAGTTTAATGATGGTAGAAGTTGGTACTGGCAGAACAATGTCGAGCCTAAAGATGTTAGGGATATGTTGTTAGATGAGGAACATGAGATGCGCCTATCCTTTGCTGTGTGTATTGCTAACACAACCGAGGCACTTAACCATAGTAGATTTGACCCTGATAGATTTAACCGAAACCGAGTGCGTGGCATCATCCGACGCTTGGGCAAAATGTACGATGTTGATTATAAATAGGAGAATGGAATGGCAACACTACGCAAAATGAAATCCTTGCTAGAGGATAAAGGATATAAGGAACGCATTGACCATGCGATTGAAACGAGTACTAAAGCAGGATGGGTAGGATGGTTCAATGAATACCCTGTGCCTATTAAACTTGTACCTGTATTAGAAGGTGTGGCGAAAGCTATGCCGTATGTAAAGTTTTACCCAGCTACGCTTGTGCGTAAGGATGGTGAGAAGATACTTGCAAATAAAGGTAATGAGGACTGCTATATCGTCAACGAGTTTAGTGTGTACATGGATGACTACCCGTTTGACTTTGGTAGGATTGGGTATAAGGACTACGCAGTTAAGAAGGACTATAACAAAGACGAAAACAGCTATGGTATATATAGTCGCAAGATTAAGAACCCGAAGTATGGTGAGGGGCGTGACCAATACCACATGGTGATGACTGCGAGTGAGGACAAGGCAGTTAAGATGGCGAGTAAGTATCTTGTGCCGTATACCCACAGAGAGTTAGCCCAAGCCTTCTATAAAGGGGCGCAATCGAACATTGCGAAGTCCGCGTATGAGGCAATCAATGATAGAACTACTTTAGCTAATGATATTGGCAGACTATCCACAGACATCTTATTAGGTGAACTAGCCAACCTCAAAGCACAAGGTGTAAAGTTTAAGCACCATGAGTTTGCCCAAGTATTAGATAAGCTAGATGAAGTAGAAGCACGGGCTAGGGAAGAACAGAGTCGTAATCCGAGTGCATTATTCGTACGCTTCCGTCAGGTAGGTGATGAGATGTATGCAGATATACAAGAAAGTATTGCAGTAAGAAGTAATGACTACAAACCTGCGCTTAGAGAAACTATCGAAACATACACCCAAGCAGACTTACCTGAAGATATTGCAGGGAGTGTCGCTGTACTTAGTATCTTAGAAGATGGGCAGTATGTTAACCGCATCGGTCAGAAAGTAGATGAACGCACCTTTTGGATTGAGAGGGGGTAGGAGTGAAAGACCATGTGCTAACACTCAGAGAGTTTCACAATAGAGGTATTAAGCAGAACCATAAGCTATCCAAGAAAGATGTGGAAGAAATCCGTGAGAAGTTTGCTAAGGGTGTATCCGTTAAGGTAATCGCTATTGACTACGGAATAGGCGAACGCATGGCATTGGATATTAAGAAGGGATACAAATGGAAATGGGAAAAATGAAATCCATAGCGGATAAACAGAAAGAGCATCGGGTATTTCAGTACAGTAAGTCGCAACTAGAACAGGATGTAATGAATATCTATGATGTGTTGGATGAACGAGGTTTGCGTAGACCCTATTCTATCGACGATGTGCTAACCAAGCATCAAGAAGTTATGGCAATGATGGAAGAACTCCCAATCTATCGTGTCAGTGTTCATGACAGAACAGGAGAAGTTACTGTACATTGTTACGATTTACTAGAGAACTTTGCACCCGAACTAACAAAGGAGTATAATAGTATTAACGACTTACCGAAGTGGGCACAGGAACGATTAGCTGTGCTTATGCTGTTAGACCCGACAATAATAAATAACGATATAGAAAACGTGGGTCGTCGTATTAGCCGAAATGTATATTGGCTATATAAGGAGATAGAGAATGGCAATGACCCCCGAAGGGAAGGTTAAGAAAGCCGTACGCCAAGTGCTAGACCGACTTGGTGCGTATTATGTCATGCCTGTAACAGGGGGTTACGGCAGGCAAGGTGCACCCGATTTTTTGGTTTGCTATCGAGGAGTCTTTATCGGTATTGAAACCAAAGCAGGTAAAGGCAAGACCACTGCACTCCAAGAACTTAATTTAAAAAAGATTGAGGATGCAGAGGGATTGGCTTTAGTAGTATACGAGGAAGATGTGGAGAGCCTCGAACTTAAATTAAACTTTTGGAGAATGAAATGGCAACACAAATCGAAACAGTAATGAACGCAATGATTAAGAACCCATCACTAACGGCATCACAGTTAGCGAAACAACTTAACATCTCACCAACCAACATCTACGCGCTACGCCATGTAGCTAAGAAGCGTATTCAAGCACAACGCAAGACCGAAACTAACCGCGTAGCATTAAAGCAAAAACACATTAAGGCTTCTAAACAAATCCGTGTACCTATCCTGCGTCATGCTGAGAAGGCTGATGGTTTAACCACAGTACAAGTTAAGATGTTGAAGAAAGACTTGGCTGAAGCACAAGCAGAAGTTAAGAAGTTAAATGATTGGTGCTTGGATTGGCGCAAGAAATGTGAGTCACTGGTTTCAGAAAGAGACCAAGCGCAAGCCGACGCGTTGGCTAATCGCACAATCGTGGGCTACCTTGAGAACCGATTGATTGGTTTGTTGAAAGGTTAAGCCATGAACGAACTAAAAGAGTTAGTAGGACTGATTAACTCTTTACCACAGATTGCCTTGTGGGTGATGGTAGGCTTTTGGGCTTACAAGGTAATCGTAGTGGGTTCAGTGTATGGTGTTATCAGGCTTTGTATTACTAAAGGCTATGAAGCATACACTAAACCACGCGTGGTACAGTTTGATATTCAGGGGATGTGTATCAGCCAAGGGGTAGCCTCAGACATTAAGAATGAGATATCCCGTGCCCTTAACTATGGTCATGCATACTGTATGACTTCCGATGCTGTATGGCTACGTCAAGCGATTGACGAGAAGAAAGCCCGTGAGCAAGAGATGATAGACGAGGGTGATAAAGAGAAACTTGAGGCTTACGCTAGAAGTATGCAACAGGCGGTAAATTTACGATGAGTGCTCGATACTCGTTTGGGTGGACAGACCCTAGAGGAACATTTCATACGGGGGGCATTGAGGTTGATGTGGACGGTAACAATATTCGGACATCACTTACTGCATATGCTACCGCCCACGAGTTCGAGTTTGATTGCGATGAAGCCGAAACAATAGGAGAGCAAGATGACAACGAACAAGAATTGGGCAACGCCAACGGGGTTTTTTGGGAGCGCACCGATAAGGCAAGAAGGCTCAGCAGTAAGTTACGACGATTCATTACTGGTGGCAACTAGCGCAGGGGTTATGGATGATGGTACTCCGTATACCACTGGGGATTTAATATCAAAACACGTATTAAAAGCAGTAACAAACCATGCAGTAAGTGTCGACATCGACGCAGACACAATAACTTTAACAGAGGAAGAACAAAATGACTGACCAACAAAATAATGAGCAACAAGACATTCAATTTAAAGATTTAGTGGATGAAATCCTTGCAGTATTCCGTAAGCACGATGCGCCAGTAGATGTAGCGATGATGGCTCTTGCCGTAGTAGCGTCAGATGTGGCTATCCGTGTAGGCATTGATAAAGAAGTATTGATGACTAATTTCGGTAACGTATTCGATGGTGTGAAAGGTATGCCTCAAAATGCAGTTCACAACTGATTGGGTATCAGGCAGAGAAGATAACTTCAAAGCCTGTATGAGTGCTATTGATGGAAAGCGTGACCGCTTCTTGGAGATTGGTGTATTTGAGGGTCGTTCTACCTGTTGGCTATTGCAGAATGGGTTGGATGCAGAAGGACTTATTTACTGTATAGACCCTTTTTATGGAGTCAAAGGTTTTGATAATGAAAATTTAAAAGACCGATTTCATGCCAATGTGATGGAAGTTATTGGTGAAGGACAATCCATGATGGTTAACCCAGTAACATCATACTATGGAGTTCCAGCCCTTATATTAAACGGTAGTGACCCATTTGACTTCATGTATATCGACGGCTCACATACTGCACGGGATACCTTAATTGACTTGTGCATGACATGGAAACTTCTTAAGCGCGGTGGGGTTATGCTCATTGATGACTACGAGTGGTCTCATGCTGAACCCGAACAAGAAAGACCGAAACTAGCGATTGATTGCTTTATGGAAGTATTTAAAGGAAAATATGAGGTATTATTTAAAAACTACCAAGTTGGATTAAAGAAACTCTAGGAGTCGGTATGGCTAAAAAGAAAATTGTAGGCGCAGCTATTAAGGAAAAGTCGGGTAAGATTGATAAAGCCCCTAGTGTTGCATGGTCGCACGATACCTTGGAAGCCACGAACGGAACTAAAAAGAGTAAGGTAAAGGAAGGCTTTCAAACAAGTACTGGTGAATTTGTCAGCCGAAAGAAAGCCGCTAAGATTGCCGAGAAAGCAGGCGAGATTAAGCATAAAGTTAAGAAACTACATACAACAGACCTACGCAGGTCGTTACACGTTAAGGAAAAGAAACCCCCCAAATGAACAATATAGCCGTCATTACCCCTACAATCGGCACAGACTACCTACCCCAAGCGATGCAAAGCGTTGGCAACAATGCTGAACATTGGATTGTTGTAGATGGTATTGCCTACGCGCAACGTGTGGCAAGTATGGTGCAAGCGCACCCTTACAAGCAGAAGTTTGTTGTCCTGCCTGACAACACCAGTACCCCCATGCAAGCCTTCAATGGTATGTCCTACGCAGGGTTCTTCAACGGATACCGCATCAACGCGGCATTGCCTCTACTTATCAACAAAGACTACATTATGTTTCTCGATGAGGATAATTGGTTTGAGCCAAATCATATCCCGTCAATGATTGATGCCCTTGAGAACAACAAGTGGGATTGGTGTTATTCCTTAAGACGTTTAGTGGGAAGTGATGGAAGTTATATCGCTGACGACAACTGTGACAGTCTAGGGGTATACCCAAGCTACCACGAAGCAAGTGGGTCATTTGTAGATATGAACTGCTACCTATTCAAAACCTCAGCCCTTGTGCAGATTGCTCATAGCATGGTCGATTTCACCAAAACACTCGGTGGAGATAAAAGACTTTACGCTGAAGCTGCCCAACGGTTTCCGAACTTTGGATGCACAGGCGAGTACACAGTCAATTACCGCGTAACTAAACCCGACCACCTTGAATTCTTTAAGAAGGGTAATGCCGAGTACGCTAAACATTATCAAGGAGCATATCCATGGAAGAAGTAAAAGTACCTTATTTATTTGTAGCAACCCCGATGTATGGCGGTATGTGTCACGGCACGTTTGCCACAAGTTTGTTGATGACAACCCCTATCTTCTTAGAGAACAAGATGGGCTTTAGCTTTGCCCATATGATGAACGAGTCACTGATTACCCGTGCACGGGATAGCCTAGCACACGACTTCTTGGAGTCCGACTGCACACACTTAATGTTTATCGACTCTGATATTGGCTTTAACCCACACGATATTATTGAGATGGTTAAGGCAGACAAAGATATTATCTGTGGCTTATACCCTAAGAAAGAAATTAACTGGAACCAAGTATCCGAAGCCGCACATAAGGGTGTGCCACCTCAAGCATTAGGTGAGTACACAGGTGTATTTGTAATGAACGCAGTTGATGGTGCGGATAAGGTCGAAGTGGTATTAGGGCAACCTGTTGAGATTGCCAACGGTGGTACGGGCTTTATGCTGATTAAGCGTGAAGTGTTTGAGAAACTAAAAGATGTTGTGCCAACATACAACAACGATATGTACAACATAGTTGACAACGTGCGTAAGCCTAAAGTCATTCACCAATTCTTTGACACAAGCATTGACACAACTGATAACAACCGCCTGCTATCAGAGGACTATCACTTCTGTAAGTTAGCACGTGACAACGGCTTCAAGGTATGGGCAGCTCCATGGGCACAGCTATCTCACACAGGCTCTTATACATTTAGTGGGTTCTTGCCGAGGGCATAATCATGGATGACAAAGAGTTTAAAGACATATGCCTATTGATGGCAGTACTTGGACTTACTGTAAGTGGTGAAAGGGTGGAGCACATAGCCACCCAAGCACATGGGATTGTTAACGAGTTGATGTCACTACGCACAGGCGAGTCTATTGAAGAAGGTATCGTTGCGATTAGGAAACGGAGAAGAACGTGAAACAATACAGAATATGCGAATACAAGAACGGCAATGGTGAAGGCTACTGCAAGGTCGAATACAAAAGCTGGCTCGGTTGGTGTGAACTTAAAGAATGGGATTTTGAATCAGGTATGCATTTCCCCATGCACTTTAATAACAAAAAGCAAGCTGAGAGTTGGTTGAAAAAGTATGCCAACAGCGACTATAAAAAAGTAAGTTGTGATGAGTACAACTTCTAAGCGCTGGGTACTACTCGACGAGGAAGGTACACCTGTTAGGTTCTTTGATTACGCACACGAAGGTGCAGTCGAAGTTAAAGAGCCAGTGTGGAAAGTAGATTGGAATAACTACGAGGAATGTTTGTTATGAAGATAGTATTTGATGACCGCGAGTTTGCTGATGAGATGTTAGTTGCAGGACTGCGTAGGCTCAAGACCGATTTGGATTGGCAGTTGAAAGATAACAGCTATCTTATGGCTGAGGATAGGCTATACGACGAGGATTTATCAAGAGCCGTGGAAACATTACTTGGTTACTTTAAAGGGGCTGATGATGAGTGATGGAATGACAGAGATGGGTAAAGACCTGCAAGCCGAATACGACAGGCTTGATGCCTTGCGTAAGCAAGAAGGTGGCAACCACTACAAGAACATGAAGATACAGCCAGTAGAATTTATTACAGCGAATGAACTCGGCTTCTTGGAAGGCAACGTGGTCAAATATATTTGCAGACACCACGCTAAGAACGGTGCTGAGGATATCAAGAAAGCCATTCATTACTGTGAGATGTTATTACAAACGAAGTATGGAGTGACTCATGGAAATTAAAGTCGAAAGTATAGAAGAACACGAGGATGGTAGTGCCACCCTACATATCGATATGGACGATGAGACCAAAGTGTTTCTGATTAACCACGCGGTAGTAGACATCTTAAGAAAATCCTGTGAACTATTCAAAGAAGAACTGAAAAGGAAAGCAAATGAAGGAACAAGCGAGGAAGTTATCATACCTACTGAGACAGCCATTTGAGACACCTGCGGAAGCTATGGTGCGTATGGTAGAAGCGGCGTTTATGATTGAACGCTTATTGTTAGAACTCGAAACAAAGGAAGATTTAAATGCTGACCGACAAGCATAGAAAAGAATTAGGTGCATATATTTTTAGCACACTACATATCCCTGCAAACGTGGATAAGGAACTAATTAAACTCGGCAAAGCAGTAGAGAGTATGTATAAGTACTTACAACAAGAAGCCGAACGCGACGCACGAGATAAGGCAAACGGCAAATCATGAGCTTAATGAGAAACACCCATGCGCCTCATATTGACTTCACCGAGTTATACGGGATAAGCAATAAGTGCGTACCTTCAAACGTCGACATGATATATGAGCGTAATGGGTATTTCTTGGTAGCAGAGTGGAAGCGGGAGAACGAACTACTGAGTATGGGGCAATCCATACTGCTCAAACAACTTGCCTCACAGCCTAAGTTTGTTGTGCTACTTGTACAAGGTAACACCGATGATGGCATGAAGGTCGATGAGTTTTGGCTAATAAGAAGTGATGGCAGACGCAAGTCTTTAGGCACGTCACTCGATGCGTTCAAACGCTTTATTAAATGGTGGTTTGATGAGATAGCGGAGAAGAAACATGAGTGATACAGCAGAAGTACCAAAAGAAAGAGTTGAAGCGGATATACTAGAACGTCGTTTGAAGCGGATGGAAAGACTAATAGATGCCTTGTGTATGACTAACTTCTTGTTAGAACAAGATACCGTAGATGAAGAATACAGAGCACGTGCTATAGAAGATGTCAACACTAACGCTAAAATATCTAATGATAAATGGAACGCATCCAAAAAATATAATGACCTACGATGGGAATTAAGAAGAATTGATGAGCAACTGAACTTGATAGAACAAGATTACCCTGACTTAAAACGGAACAGACTATAAATGAATATCATAGTTGTGGATATAGAAACTTTTTATGAAAAATCGTCATACTCATTATCTAAGATGCCGACTGAGGAGTATGTGCGTCATGATGAGTTCGAAGTTATCGGTGTAGCCGTTAAGGTTAACGATGGCGAGACGATGTGGGGTAGTGGTACGCATCAAGAACTTAAAGGGTGGCTTGAGACTTTCCCGTGGGCAGACTCCATGATGATTGCACACAACTGTATGTTTGACGGGTTTATCTTATCCGAACGGTTTGGTATTCACCCAAAGGCTTATGCAGACACGCTATCAATGGCACGTGCATTACATGGTGTAGAAGTCGGTGGTAGTTTGGCTAAACTAGCGGAACGCTATCACTTGGGTGTGAAGGGCGAAGAAGCAATTATAAATAGTGGTAAACGCAGACTTGATTTCACCGAAGCCGAAATGAGTCGCTATGGCGATTACTGCGTGAACGACGTGGAACTAACCTATAAGTTGTTTCACACAATGATTAAGAAGGGCTTTCCAAAAACAGAGATGAAGCTGATTGACCTGACCATGCGGATGTTCTGTCAGCCGAAATTAGACCTTGACCTGCCCTTACTTGAGATGCACCTAGCTGACATCAAGGATAAGAAAGCGAAGTTACTTACCGAAGCGGGTGTGGAGAAAGAGGAGCTTGCAAGCAATCCGAAGTTTGCAGAACTCTTAAGAAGTTTAGGGGTAGAACCCCCTATGAAAATATCACCAGCTACAGGAAAGGAAACTTATGCGCTCGCAAAAAATGACGAGGAATTTAAATCGCTGGCTGAGCATCCTGACGTGCGAGTGCAGTCTTTGGTGGCTGCTCGGTTGGGAGCAAAGTCTACTTTGGAAGAAACGCGTACTGAAAGGTTTATCTCGATTGCGAAACGTGGATTGATGCCAGTTCCCTTGAAATACTACGCGGCACACACGGGACGGTGGGGTGGTTCAGACAATTTGAATTTACAAAACCTTCCCTCACGTGGAGAAAATGGTGGCAAGCTTAAGAAAGCGATTATCGCACCTGAAGGCTATATGATGATTGATGCCGACTCAAGTCAGATTGAAGCGCGTGTACTTGCTTGGCTCTCAGGACAGAACGATTTAGTGGAGGACTTTAAAAATGGAGTTGATGTCTACAAAGCTATGGCGGCTAAGATTTACAACAAGGATGTCAAAGACGTTACCAAAGAGGAGAGGTTTGTGGGTAAGACAACTATCCTCGGTGCAGGCTACGGAATGGGTTCGCAAAAGTTTAGGGCTCAGCTTAAGACCTTTGGTACGAGTGTGTCCGAGGAAGAAGCGAGACATATTATTGAGGTTTATCGAGCCACGTACCCGTATATTGTTAACCTTTGGCGAGAGGGACAGCAGGCCCTTGAAGCGATGACTAAAGGCATGACAACATCTTTTGGTAAATATAACGTATTGCATCTGGTCCCAGAAGAACGTGGAATTCAACTGCCTAGTGGATTACTTATCCGTTATGATGACTTGAAGATGGTCATGGATGAGCAGGGTAAGCGTCAGTACCAGTACAAGACACGCTACGGACACAATAAGATATATGGTGGTAAAGTAGTCGAAAACGTCGTTCAAGCATTGGCACGTTGCGTGATTGGTGAGCAGATGATACAGATTTCAAAACAGTACGACGTTGTGTTGACTGTGCATGATGCGATTGCTTGTATATGTAAAGAGGAAGTCGTTGATGTAGCGCAAGGCTATGTCGAAGGCTGTATGCGGTGGACTCCTGAATGGGCTAAAGGTCTACCAGTAAGTTGTGAATCAGGTGCGGGGAGAAGCTATGGCGAATGTTGATTTAACTAAGGAAGAACTTGAACGTGCAGCAAATGCAATTAAGAATATGGCGGCAAATGGCGTTGGTGGGTATAGTGGTAAACAGCCCCGTAAATTGGTTGTATCTGCGGATATGATTAGAGCCATGAGCAAAATTCTTGGTAGTGGAAGCCATATGAATAAGGCGCATACGATGGAGGTAGATTTCGATGGCGACGCTGACAATTCCTAATGGTGGTACAGGTATGGTGCTTGTATCAAACAACACGGCTAATGTTACGTGGAGTACCACACAGCCACAAGAATGGGTGCATCCTACATATGGAAAACTAACCCCAGTAAACCTTTTATGGGAACACGAAGTGGAGGTGGACTTTGAGTAACTATCAATACAGATGGGTTGCTAACGGCACCGCCGCACCTGATTACCAAGTAGTTAGCGCAACTCCAAAAAACTGGGATGAGCCGTCATATTGGTTTTCCTCTCTCGGTGAGAGTTACGAAGTGGAGGTTAATTTTGAAGACTGAATACCCTAATTCTTTAATTGAAGCCCTAGCCGCATCCATGCAAAGAACCAAAGAGCAAATAGCTGTGAATTTATTAAGTAGTGCTTTCGGCGAAGTTGTAGCTATAGATGATGTGCACGAGCACGAAGTGGAGGTAGAGTTTGATGCCGACTAAAGAAGAAACACTAAAAGCAATCCAAGACGAGTTCTACAAGATGCAACTTGAAAAGCAGAAGGTGCAGGCAGAAATGGAAGTAGAACATATGAAACTTCATGCGGATTTACTAAAAATAAAAGGCTGGGGTTACCCCTATATCATGAAGGCACATGAAGTGGAGATAACATTCGATGGCAATTAGTAGAGCAAACTTATTGAAAGAGATGCTACCTGCGCTACAAGAACTATTTGCAGATGCATACAACAACCAAACCATTAGAAATGAATATGAAATAGAGGTAGACTTTGAAGAAGAACCCAGCGTGGTCGTACTCGACCATAAAAATGTACGACCAATGCCCTAAAAAGTATTACCACCTTAAGGTACTAAAGGATGTAGTAGAGCCTCCGACGGAAGCAACCGCATATGGGACAGCCTTCCATGAAGCTGCGGAGTTCTATGTGCGGGATAACACACCCCTACCACCACAGTTTAGCTTTGTTAAATTGGCACTGGATAACCTGAAGCAACTGCAAGGTGAGAAGCATTGTGAGTTTAAGATGAGCCTAACGGCTAACCTTGAGCCATGCGACTTCAAAGACGAGAACGTATGGTGGCGCGGTATTGCCGACTTACTTATTATCAATGGTGATGAGGCACGGGTAATTGATTACAAAACAGGCAAGTCTGCCAAGTATGCCGATACCGACCAGCTAGAGCTGATGGCACTTGCGGTGTTCAAGTATTTCCCACAGGTAAAGAAAGTGAAGGCTGGCTTACTTTTTGTCATCTCAAAAAACTTTATCAAGGACTCGTATTCAGCCGAAAATCAGGATAAAATGTGGCTTAAATGGTTCAACGAATACAACCGTATGAAGTTCTCTTACGAGAATAACATATGGAACCCCCGACCAAGTGGACTATGCAAGAAGCACTGCTTAGTGTTAGAGTGCCCCCATAATGGAAGGAATTAAAAGTGCCTTATGTAAATAAAAAACGGCCTTATAAGAAAGAGTATCAGCAGGAGCTTGCTCGTGGTGAACATGGTCGTCGTATGGAACGTCAACGTGCACGTCGTGCGATTGACAAAGAAGATACTGGGACTGTAACCAAAGAGTCCCCAAGACGTAAGGGTAAAGATGTAGCCCATGTCAAAGCCCTTGATAAGGGTGGCTCTAATAAAGACGGCGTATTTTTAGAAAGCTCATCACAAAACCGTTCATTTAAACGGGATGGCAAATCTAATCTTGTTTCCGAAAAAACCAAAAAAGGTGACAAGAAGCTATCCAAGGTAATTAGACTTAAGAAGTAGATTTACTGTGTTAGTGCTTGCGTAAGGTGGGAGTGGCAAGCACTAAGTTTCCTAAGGTAAAGACAAACCCCACCAGTCGGCACTGCTAGTTTCCGGCGGGGAACCGATAGTTTCATACGTGTCATTACAGGTGGATTGGGGAGACCCTTTCCACCTCTCAACTATTTTGGAGAATGGGTTGGAAATCATTGATAACAAGGCGTTACTGCTTAAACTGCGTAACCCTAATAAAATTACGACTGTTATACCTAAAAGCAAACAAGTCGGTGAACATCAGGTATTAGTAAACTGGGGCTTGGATGAAGCCCAAGTGCTAAAGAACCTTCAAATAAAAAACATCCCATCACCTATTGTAGCCAAGTATGATTGGCCAGGGATGTATAAACCATTCGACCATCAGAAGACAACGGCTTCTTTCCTAACCCTACACCGCAGGGCTTTCTGTTTAAATGAGCAGGGCACAGGCAAGACAGGCTCAGTCATTTGGGCAGCAGACTACCTGATGAAGCTTGGCAAGATTAAACGTGTGCTTGTGATATGCCCCCTTTCCATTATGGATTCGGCTTGGCGAGCAGACTTATTTAAATTCGCTATGCATCGCACGGTAGATATAGCCTATGGCGATAGACACAAACGTGCCAAGATTATCAATGCAGGTGCGGAGTTTGTCATCATTAACTATGATGGCGTTGAAATCGTCCAAGAAGCTATCGCTAACGGTGGCTTTGACTTGATTGTGATTGATGAGGCTAATGCCTACAAGAACGCACAGACGACCCGTTGGAAAACCCTTAACAAGATTTTAAAACCTGACACATGGCTTTGGATGATGACAGGTACGCCTGCCGCACAATCCCCTATGGATGCCTATGGCTTGGCTAAATTGGTCAATCCTAACGGTGTACCAAAGTTCTTCTCGACTTTCAAAGACATGGTGATGTACAAAATATCCCAATTCAAATGGGTGGTAAGACCCGATGCAGATAAGATTGTATACAACGCACTCCAACCCGCTATCCGCTATACCAAAGACGAATGTCTAGACCTACCTGAGATGACGTACGTAACCCGCGAAGTCGAACTCACCGCACAGCAGAAGAAATATTACAACGCACTACGGAACCAACTCGTCGTGCAAGCGTCAGGCGAACAAGTTACGGCAGTCAATGCGGCAGTAGGCTTGAGCAAGCTTTTGCAAATCTCTTGTGGTGCAGTTTATTCCGATTCCGGCGAGACATTAGAGTTCGACATCGGACATCGCTATAAGGTGTTAAGAGAAGTGATTGATGAAACACAGCAAAAGATTTTAATATTTGTTCCTTTTAAAAATACTATTGAAATTTTGTCCAAAAAGTTGGAAGATGATGGCTTCACAACCGAAATTATTAACGGAGACGTTTCAGCCCCAAGACGTGCAGAAATATTTAAACGGTTTCAGGATACCCCTAATCCACGGATATTGATTATCCAACCGCAAGCGGCAGCGCATGGTGTAACACTTACCGCCGCAGACACAGTAATTTGGTGGGGGCCGACCCCCAGTTTAGAAACATACGCACAAGCTAATGCACGCGCACATCGTGCAGGGCAGCGTCACCCCGTAACAATCGTCAGGTTGCAAGGCTCTAATGCCGAAAAACACTTATATAAAATGCTTGACAATCGGATAGTTGACCATACAAAATTAGTTGAACTTTACAAGAATCTACTTGATTAAGTAAAAGTTTGACAGTATAATAGTGGCTCAATATCTTTTGGAGAATGGATATGACAGACGAAATCCCTTTAGAAAAACTGACTCGCGCCTATATCAAAATGCGCGATAAGAAGGAAGAACTTTCTCGTGAATTAGAGGAAAAGATTGGTTCGCTCGATGCAGATATGAAACGAGTTAAGACCGCTATCCTCGACCACATGAAAGACTTGGGTGCTGAAAGTCTACGCACTGATGCTGGTACCGTATATCGTACTGTACGCACAACGTACTCTACGAACGATTGGGAATCCATGAACAAGTTTATTCTTGAACATGGTGTGCCTGAATTATTGGAGAAGCGACTACACCAAACCAATATGAAGGCATATTTAGAGGAACACCCTGATGAGCTTCCACCGGGGCTAAATGCAAACATGGAATATTCCGTGACGATTAAGAGGAGTAAAAATGCTGGATGAGTCTTATGTATCAATCGGTGATTTAGCGAAGCACTTTGCTGTGTCTATTTCAACCGTGCGTGTATGGATTCGTACAAATCGTATCCCTGCATTTAAGCTAGGTGGTGTTTATCGCTTTAAGCTTAGTGAAGTGGAAGCGGCTTTACGAGGCACACGTGTAAAAGAAGAACCAAAAGTAGATGTATATAACCCCGACGAAGATTTATAGGAGAATGGAATGAGTGACTTAACATTATTCAAAGGCGGCTTACCCGCTTACTTACAAACCGCAGCTACAGATGATGTAACAACTGCGTTAGCTGGTGGGGAGTCTTTAGGCTCTCGCCGTATCAGTATTAAAGGTGGTGTTTTCCGTGAAATGATTGGCGGCAAAGAGTATCGTGTTTCAGAAGAACGCTCTATGAACGTAGTCATTATCAAAGCAGCACCTAAAGTTTCACGCGTTTTCTATTCCGGCACATACAGTGAAGGTGAAACCGTGTCCCCAACTTGCTGGTCATCCGATAGTCAGCGCCCTGATGATAAGGTCAAAGAAAAGCAATCAGCCACCTGCTTGAACTGCCCCAAAAACATCAAAGGCTCTGGTCAAGGTGACAGCCGTGCTTGTCGTTACCAACAACGTCTTGCAGTAGTTATCGATGGAGAAGTAGACAAACGAGAAGTGTATCAGCTTGTCCTACCCCCTACTTCCGTCTTTGGCGATGGTGAGAATGGTAAACTACCCCTACAAGCATATGCACGTCATTTGAAAAACAATGGTGTGCCTATTACCGGCGTTGTTACTGAAATGCGGTTTGATACAGCAAGCCCTACACCGAAGTTGGTATTTAAGCCAGTACGTCCTGTGACTGAAGGCGAGTACCACACAATCCAAGAACTTAAGGATTCTACAGAAGCTATCAGTGCAGTGACACTAACTGTCGCACAAACTGATGGTGTGAAAGAGAATAAGGAAGCATTTGCACCTACACCTGCACCTGCTCTTGAACCTGAAGTAATTGAAGAACCAAAGAAAGCCGAACCGAAAAAAGCCGCAGTTGGGGCTGAACCGTCACTCGAATCTCTAGTAGGTGAGTGGGACGATATTTAATTTGGTTTACGGGGTGAAAGTTGATTGAACATCGTAAAGCGTGATAAGCACTCCATGGGGTGTGATGCACGGGGATGTTGTAGATACTAGTAGCCCCACCTTTCTTATTGGGTGGCTATGAATAACTTAGATTTTTTACGGCAAGTGCTTGGAGACGAAGGTTTCTATTGCATCGTCGGGCTTAAGAAGGACTCGGACAAACCTGTTCAGAAGTTCTTTCCTGTGCTTGAAGATGCAGTGGCTGTCGCCGAGAACTTGAAGAATGAGGGCTATGATGCATACTATGCACTAGCTACTTTCGAAGATGGCAAGTCCCGTAAGACTAACAATGTAAAACAACTTAAGTCGTTGTTCTTGGATTTGGACTGTGGTTCGGGTAAACCATATGACACCCAAGATGAGGCTATTAGAGCCCTTGAGAAGTTTTGTGTTGATAGCGGTATGCCAACTCCAACGCTTGTTAATTCCGGCGGTGGTGTGCATGTGTACTGGCCATTGGAAGAACCAATTACTCCTGAGGAATGGAAACCTTTAGCCGAGAAGCTAAAGAGTATGTGTGATGAACACGACCTATACGCAGACCCAGTAGTAACTGCCGATTCCGTTCGCATATTGCGAGTACCGGGAACCCTTAACTTTAAAGAACTCCATGCACGACCTGTGGATGTTGTGGGTGTACCTAGTGGGATGTTTAAGAATCAGGTAATCAAAGACCTGATTGGTGAGCCGTTGCTTACACGACCATCTTACATACCGCGTGGTGAAATGGATGAAGCAACCAAAGCGATTCTTGGTAACTATACCAACCGCTTTAAAACCATCATGCTTAAAACCATTAAAGGTGAAGGATGCAAACAGCTTGAGTATATCTACAAGAACCAAGCAACTATGTCCGAACCAATGTGGCGAGCAGGCTTATCAGTAGCTAAGTTCTGTATTGACGCAGACATAGCGATTGAAAGAATATCGAGTGGACATCCTGAATATAACCCTGACTTTGCAGACCGCAAGGTGCGTGGCATCAAGGGTGGCCCTTATACGTGCCAAAAGTTTGAAGAATTTAACCCCGGTGGTTGTGAAGGATGCCCTAACAAAGGCTCAATCAAATCCCCGATTGTTCTCGGCCGTGAGGTACAAGAAGCGAATGATGAAGATAACATCGTTGAAGACAGACCGGAGAATGTAGACCAAGGTCATACGCAAACCTACATCATCCCTAAATATCCTGACCCATACTTCAGAGGTAAGAACGGCGGGGTATTTAAGCGAGTTATCAAACAGGAAGATGAAATTGAAGTGATGGTATATCACAATGATATATACCTGACCCGTAGGTTATACGACTCCGAACTCGGTGAATCGTTTGTAGTGAGACTGCACCTTCCAAAAGACGGTGTGCGTGAATTCACAATACCGCTTACTTCAGCAACATCTAAAGACGAATTAAGAAAGTACTTAGCTTTTAATGGCGTGGCTGTTGCCAAGACCGATGAGCTAATGAACTATATGACAACATGGGTGAATAAAATGCAATTTACAGAAAAAACAGATACAGCCCACAGACAGTTTGGGTGGGTAGATGATAACTTCGAGGCATTTATCCTAGGAGATAAAGAAGTACGTGCAGACCGCGTAGACCACAATCCACCGTCAGCTGCCACAGCACAGCTATTCCATGCCTTCACAACAAAAGGCTCTTTGGAGAAGTGGAAAGAAGCGATGGAGTTCTACAACCGTCCCGGTATGGAGATGCATCAGTTTGTGATAGGGCTTAGTTTCGGCTCAATCTTTACCAAGTTCACTCCAGTTAACGGCGCACTACTTCATGTATTTAGTCCTGATTCAGGTATTGGTAAGACCACAGCTTTATACGCTGGCTTGAGTGTATGGGGTGACCCACTACGCTTGATGTTGAAAGAAACCGACACTGTGAACTCAACGATGAACCGTGCCGAACTCTACCGCAATATACCTTTATTCCGAGACGAGATGACTAACTCATCACCAAAGGACTTGAGTGACTTTGCCTATATGATTCCTTCCGGTAATCAGAAGAACCGTATGTCGGCATCAGCTAACCAAGAACGTACACGTGGCGAGCCATGGCACTTAACATCTGTGACTACCGGTAACACGTCAATCATGGAGAAGATTAGCTCATATAAAGCCTTCCCTAAAGGTGAAGCGATGCGTCTCTTGGAAGTACGTGCATATCCAGTACAGGGCTTGGAGAAAGAAATTACAGATACCTTGAGCGACACAATCCTCAACAACTACGGCCATGCCAGCATCCAGTACTTGCAATACGTGATGTCAAACATTGAAGGTGTCAAAGAACTATTCAAGAATACACAGCTCAGGTTAGACAAGAAGTGTGGCTTCACGCCATCTGACCGATTCCACTCAGTGCTAGTAACTGACGGCATCATGGGCTTGATGGTAGCTAAACATGCAGGTCTCCTTAACTTCGATATCCCATCAGTAGTTAAATGGGTAGTGGGGGTTACTTCCGGCATTAAAGAGCAGACTAAAGCTATGGACGTTGATGCAGAGACAACGCTTGTTAACTTCATCTCAGAGAACTACAACAACATTCTACGTATCAAGAGCACGGACGATGCACGAAGCAAGACGGACTTAGACCACTTGGTTATTCCCGATGCGACACCACGTGTCTCGTTTATTATTCGATACGAGTATGATGAGAAGATGATGTTTATTTATCAGGCACCTCTAAAAGAATGGTGCGTGAAGCATCAGATTAACTACGACGGCTTGGTAAGCTCTTTGAAGAAGGGTAAGTCTAAAGCTAAAATTGACAAGAAGCGTATGGGTAAAGGCACTCGCTTGAGTCTCCCACCTGTTGACGTATTGTGGGTTAACTGTGAGGAATGGTTAGATGATGACCTTGAAGCCGAAATCGCTGCGAGCACGGACTCGGAAGCAGATGGCAATGGTGGTGCACAGGGGTAAGGTTTGCCCCGATGGTGTCATTATTGAAGTAAATTGGGATGCATTTATGGTGGGGAGTTCAGTATTTATCCCTGCCATAAACCTGATTGAGCTTAGACGACAGATAAAAAAGATAGCCGAAAAGAAAGGCTTTCAAGTAAAAACAGCAGAAAGAATAGAAAAATCTAAATTAGGGCTTCGCATTTGGAGAATCTTGTGATATATTGCCCTTGCAACAATCCATTCTCCCGTTGCGCATCTCCTCCTAGGGCCTCGTTTATCGGGGCCCTCTTTTCTTTAGTCTCCGTATTCTTCGCTGTCTTGCAGTAACTCAGCTCTCATTTTCTTAGAGTAGCGTACGCCATGTACCATCTCTTTAGTCGCACGGTCATATTGTTTCTTGGACTTCTCTAAGTCTTGGTTGATAGTGCCAGCATTGATGCCCAAGCCTTTATGCTTTTCACCAAGTTCCAATAGCCCATCTCTAGCTTCCTGCATACCATCAGTATCACCGAATGTGCGAGCTGCGTTCCAACGTTTACGTAGTTGACTTGCCTTCTCGTTAACATATTTATCAACACCTTTTTCTTTAGCGTTGATTTCGGTTTGACGGATATAGTCAGCTGGTGCAAAGCCTAGGGCCTGAGCAGTGATGTTCCATGCATTAACATCTCCGGTAATTGGGTCACCACGTAGTGTTGACGTACCTTCGATTGCATAACGAGGAGCTTTCAATACCAAGTTAGATACTGATGCAGGTAGTAAATTCTCTAAGCCGCGCTCGAAGTGACCTTCGTTCATCATGCTATAACCTCTTGATAGACGGTCAGCTACACCGTATGCAGGGCCACCCATGATTTGAAGCATTTGGTCTTTAAATGTAGATGCACCTGAACCGCCTTTAGTGTCACGCACGATAAGGTCATTTAATGAAATACGACTAGCGATAGATAAGTTAGTCATGTATTCCACAGGGCCTTTGTACATAAAGTCACCCAAGTACTTACGTGTTGCTGTATCCAAATCGTCATCATCGTCATCATTGAACATTGAGAACAAGAGTGAAAGTGCACCGAAGAATGGAATACCGCCCACACCCGCCATCAGTGCAGACATACCGAAGATACCTTTAAGTTGGTTCCATGCAGCTTTACGTTCTTCCGGAGCAAGGTGAGTATCAAACGCTTGCTTAGCTGTTTTAATCATCATGTAGTACATAGAGATGCCATAACGCTTGTACATGAAGAACAATTTACCAAGTGCATGTTGTGAAATACGTGGAGCAGATGCGGCAGAGATACCACCGTTGGTAAGCTCAGTTACGTAAATCGCATTGTTAGCAGCTTTAGTTTCAGCAGCTTCTTGAGTAATCTTGCCGGATTTAATATCAGCTGCAAGCTTTTGCATCTCTAAATCGTACGCAGCAATCATCGTTACTTCACGGTTCATACGTTCGCCGTGATGCATTACCCAACCAGATGCGGCATTGATTTTACCCATTTTGGTAGTGCGAGTATCACCATCAATAATTTCATATAGTTGTGAACGGTTAAGCTGGCCTAGTCGGTTAGCTACGTCAATGAGTGTTGCATACTTCTTACCCATTACTGAATCAGGTGCGTAGTTAGCTAGTGAAGGCATTACCTTCATTTTGGTCTTGCGACCATCAGCACCGAGTACTTCCATCTCAGTAGATGTGCCTGAACCCAAGAACACTTTGGAAGCATCACCGATTGCACGAGTAACTGAAGTCGTATTGTATTTACCTTTAAGGTACGGAGCCACAATCATTGGAATGTTAGCCGCGTTGACAATCGCAGAAGATACGTTGAACCCCAAGGTATACGCAAACGCTGCCGAATTTAGAATTCCACCAAGGTCATTTGGTTTTGGGTTAAGCACATATGACAAGTGCTTCTTGTATTCATTAACGTAAGCTACGATGTTCTGGTTGTCCTCACCTGTGTAACGTACAGACAAGTTAGCAAACTCTTCCATCTCACGTACAACGGATGTAAGTTTAGGGTTGTAGCGCATGTTAGCAACTTGATGTGACATGCTACGCATCTTGCGCTCGAATACGCCGATAGTATCTTCCTTGTAACCCTCAATGTTCTTACGTTTCATGAACGCCTTAGCTGCGGCTGTTTCCGGCAACGTAGTCAAGAACAAGTGCATTACGTCTTCGATAGCTTTTTCAGGTACATCATTTGTTTGCAAGATACCAAGCACGTCACTAGCGAATGAGCCAGCAGGTGCATTTTGGAAGTTCATGCTTTCAACTTTAGAGTATGGCTCCATTTCGGTAACGCCATTCTTGCGTAGCTCATCCATACGTAACTTACGTTCCATCTCAGAATTAAACGCTTCTTGTGCACGTTCAACTTGACCGGATTTAGTTTTGTAGTTGTAAGCTAGCCATAGGTGACCTTCACGACCCAATGCAAAGTATGGTTCAATCATACCTTTAGAAGCAAGCTTCGCCATGATGTTAGCTTTGACTTTCTCTTTTGCATCACCATCAAGGTCTGTCTCATCGATACGTGCTTTGATAGAGTCTTTAAGCTCTTCGTACATTTGCTTGTATGCATTACGCATAGTCACGTACTGCTCTTGCCATACTTTATTTAGTTTGACGTAACGGGCACGAAGCTCTTTGTACTTCTCAATATCTTCAGCTTCTTTATAGTCTGTAATTTTTTTAGTTGGGTCAACTTCGTAAACAGTACTTTCGTTAACGATGCTATTAAATTCATCTTGTTGATGCGGAGCTACCTTAATTGCATTTTTAGCTTCATGCACAACTGCATCGATACCTTTAGCCAATTTATTTCTGTAACCATCACGTTCGTGAATAGTGGTATTAAACTTTTTACCAAATCCTGGGAACACTGTATCGGCTACATCACCTAATGCGTGCATAGGAAGTAATGCTAAAAGAGAAGACTTAATTACTCCAGTACTACGATTAATACCTTCGCTTAAGGCGATTTTCTGTTTCATACCTAAAAATGGTGTATTAAGGATGAATTTATCCAAACCACTAAAAATTTCTTTACCCTTTTCAGAATTCGGCGCACGTAATAAGCCGCCATTGCGAGATTCTGGAGCAGGTGATATCAGCGCATCAATAATACGGTCGGCTTCGTCTAAGGCCGATGCTAGCGGTTTTGGAGCCATACCCAAAATTTTACGGATAAAATTACCGATTGCACGAGTAAATTTGTCCCATGCACTATATTTTCCACCGTTAGGGTGAATACTTCTTAAAGTTTCACGGAATTCTGGGTTAGATTTTGCTTCAGCTGCAAATTCATGTACGTTAGTTGCGCCATATGCAGAATCTAAACTATCTTTTATATCATCGAGAAGTTGTGACAACTGACGACCAAGTTGACTTTCAGGATTATCTAACTCATGTGATGTTAATGCGTGACCAACTTCGTGGAGTAATACATGAGAATTGATACCAGTGACAGAATCAAGGTACACGGTGTTTGTCATTGGGTCAAAATAACCCGGAACTTTTACGCCAGCATCATGCAAGTCATCACGCATTTCAATTTTAGTATCACCAATAGCATCTGCATAACGAGCAGCTATTTTTGAAAGGTAGCCAGATTCACTAGCAGCCAAGAAACGTAATGCCGAAACCAACTCACCACGTTGAAGTGCTTGAGTGATACGTGGGTGCAACACTTGAGCCATGCGGTTAACTGCACTGGATAAAATCTTATGCATCATGATACGCACTGGATGCGCAGGGCCACCTTCAGGAGCTTTAGCTTCTTCCTCCATGGCCTTGATATATTCTTGAACTGTTGGGTCAGTGCGAGATTCTTTAATACCCTCGATACCATCACGAACCAAGTCCATGAACTGTGCATCATTTACAGTATCACGGGCAATTTCAAAGCTACGGGTAAAGTCACGCAACATGCGGCCGGTTTCGGCACTGAGATTTTCATAAACCCATTTAGATGCAAGACGTGCTTGCTTACCACTCATACCTTTGAAGAACTCCGCCTCAACAGCAGCTTCTCCGCCTACATGAGAGAACTGTGGAGTATCAAACGCTAAGTCGAATCCAATGTTTAATAGGTTATCAACAATGCGCTTCATTTTACCGAAATAAACTTGTGCAGCTTTTGCTTCCGGTGTTGTAGGTTTACCTTGTAATAAGTCATAGCGTACACGAAGTTGGTCATCCATATTAGGGATGTCTTCGGCAACAAATGATTGGTACCCTTTAGATACATCAAAAGGCACTTCGCCGGGACGAGCTAATTCACGCCATTCCTCGGTACCTTCAGTTTCTTTTTTAGTTAACTTGCGTGGTGCTTCTTCTACAGCTTCAGCAGCTTTAGGAGCACGTGGTTTTTTAGTCTTGGCAACGGGAGCTTGCTCCACAGGAGCAGTTTGTACAGTCGGCTGTACAGGAATCGGAGCAGGTTGTTGTAGTGCTTTAACAGCATCATCTACTTTCGGTGTTAATGTAACTGGCTGTTCTCTCGTTCCAATTCGAGGTTTAACAGTAGGCTCTCCAACATCAGCCACTGCAGCTCCTTCAGATTCTGCAAGTCCTTCGGCACCTTTCGGCGGCGTGGGTTTGCTAAGAACGCTAAGGCCTGCTCTATCTGCTTCACTGACAGATTCAAATCCAGTTCTTCCACTTTCGGCCCCTTTCGCTACTAAGTCTTTAACTGCTGATTTAGTATCATCACTAATTAGTTTGTTCTTGTCCAGTGCTTTAACTGACTTCTCAATAGCCTTAGCATCTTCAGGATTAGTAGGGTCTTTATCAACAAGTTGCTTGAATATGCCGCTGTTTTCTTTTAATCCAGTAGCAGCTAGTTTCTCTGCGGTAAGGTCTGCCTTCTCTTTAATTCCAGTAATATCTGGAGTAAGTTCTGAAGGTGCAGATGGTTCTTCTTCAACAGCGTTGTAATCGGCAATAGCAGCTTTAATGTCTGCAACTTTATTTAAGATATGACGCTCAGCATCTGTAAGTTCTGTATCACGATATCCCGCACGTTTTAAATCAGCTTTAAACTTATCTTCAACGTTAACAACATCGGGATTATCGAGAATACTGTGCAGAATATCTAGACGAGCTTTTTGAGACTTCTCAGCCTCAGTGTGTGCAACCATTTCATCTTTACGTTTGATTGCTTCATCAAGTTGTACTTGAGCTTCTTCTGCACGTTTGATTGCTTCAGCTTTACGTTGTTCAGCTGTTTTCTGTGCGGCTTCTACTGCAGCTTGGTTTTGTTGGCCAATCTGTTGAGCTATAGCAGCTTGAGGACCTGTCATACCGCCGACTAAAGGCAACCCCATTTGTTGAGGTTGTTGCTCAAAAGGTAATCCTAATTGTGTAGGAGCTGGACCTTCTGGTGGTGCGGGTGGTTGCTCTATTGGAGGTTGTCCTGATAGTTCAAAGTCTGGTCGCTGTTGCTGCGCAGTTGGGAACATCTCACTTTGATATCCCACAGGTGGTGGGAGTTGTGGAGCTTGAGTTCCTGCTAATGCTTCTTGTGCTGCTTGGGCTTGTGCACGTTGCTGTTGTTGCTGAGCAATTTCGGCTTCGCGTTGTTGTTTAAGTCTATGTGATTCAAAGGCAGCGCCGGGCATACCAAACAATGAACCACCTAATGAGCCTCTGATAGATGCATCGATAATACTGTCGATACTGTGTTGTGATAATAAGTCGTGCTTACCACTGGCTAAATCGGAACCATAGTTTTGTAGAGCCTGTTGTGCACCTTCAGTAATACCTTCAATCGAGGCGTTCTTTGCAAGCTCTTTGCCGAATTCAGCTTTCCATGTGGTTGGAACAATATCAGACTTTTTAAGAAACTCATTAGCAACGATTTCTTTTTCTGTGCGGGTAAGCTGATTGATAAAGCGTTCAGGGCCGATTACATCCAAAGCACCTACAAGAGGACCAATAGTTAAAGCAATCCCTGGGCTAACTTTACCTGTGTCTTGATATACCTGATTAAGTGTATCAGGTACGTTCATCGCTAATGAAGAACCCCATAAGCCAATTTGTTGGCCTACTTCAGAACCATGCTCTAATGCTTGACGTTGGAGAGTGCCTTCAGTAGCACGAGATTTTAAGCGTGAAGTATATTCAGCAGTAGCCTCATCGGATAAGCCTTTACGAGCGCCATATTCGAGGCCATGTTCTTCAATGGCTTTTTCTAATCCTTTTTTAGCTGCATACTTACCAGCAGTTGAGCCAGCACCAGCGCCTAACATAAA